AGTTCTGGAAACATAAAAGCATTAAATCCATCAACAAAAAATATGTTTCAAAGAAGAATTTTAGGATTAGTAAGTTATTATGGTGGAGCAACAAAAGATTATTTTGCTGAAAAAAAAGTATATCCAAAAGATTTAATAATGGATCCTTATCACCAAGAAATATATGAAGTTTATGAAATGATTGAAGCTAAATTAGAGGCAGCTAAATTAAAAAATAGAACCCAAGATAAAACTTATAAAACATATACAAGACAAGCATGTAATTTTGTATTTCCATTTATATCTGAAAAAGTTAATGGTGAAAAACGTCCCAGACCAGGACATTTTAGAATAACTGAATTAGATGGTTCTAGATTATTAGAAGGTAAAACTGAAAAATTAAAAGAAGAACTATTAACCAAAGAATATGTAAAAGATGTAGAATTATATTTAGCAACTATAAACGATTTTGTTAATCAAACTGAAGAATATTTTGATAATATAAATGAAACTGATATCAAAAATAAACATACATTATTAGATGATATTGAAAATTTTAAAAAAAACTATGATTATAAATTTAATGAATTTCATAAAGATGAAAAAAATAAATCTGCATTATATAAAGCATTGTATGCATGTTCTTGTAAGTTTACTGCATCATTATTTTATGCACAAAAAAGTAAAGGTCCTATCTTAATTTTCTCAAATTATGTAAAAATGGAAGGATTACAAATATTTAAATTATATCTAAAATACATTAATATAAGACCATTTAAAAGTCAAGCTGCAGATTCAAGTGAATCGTCAAATTCTTCTGGTGTAACTGAAGAATATCTTCGGTTTACTGAGTTTCATGGTGATATAAGTATGGAAGTCAGAACAGAAAATAAAAATATATTTAATTTACCCGAAAATAAAGATGGTAAAATTATTAAATTTATTCTTTTAGCTCCTGCAGGTGCAGAAGGTATTTCTTTAATGAATGTTCGTCAAATTCACGTATTAGATCCTTATTGGAATGAAGTTCGTATTGAACAATTAATTGGTAGAGGTATTCGTCAGTGTTCTCATAAAAATTTACCAATGGCTGATCGTAAAGTAGATGTATATAGATATAAGGCTCTTCGTGAAAATGAAAGAAAAACAACTGATGAAGAAGTAGAAGAATTAGCAAAAGGTAAACAAACTTTAATTGATTCATTCTTAAAATCAGTTAAAGAGACAGCAGTAGATTGTGAATTATTTAAATCTCATAATATGATAGATGAAAGTTATAATTGTTTTCAATTTAATGAAAAATCATTGTTTGATCAATATGTTGGACCAGCATTTAAAGAAGATGTTGAATATGATCTTAAGATTAATAATGGATTAAATTCAAGTAATTCTGAAATTAAAAGAATTAAAGTAATGAAAATTGATGGAGTTGAAAGAATAGATGAAAATAATTTAGAAAATAAAAAGAAATATTGGTATTATCCTGAAAGTGGTGTAGTATATGATTATGATTTAGATTTTCCAATTGGAAAAGTTAGAATAGTTGATGGAAATCCTGAAAAATTAGATGATTCAACATATATCATAAATCAAGTAATAAATATACCAAAATTAAAGAATGTAATTTAATTTCTATTTTAATTTATGGACTATAAATTAAAATATCTAAAATATAAGCAAAAATATCTTGCTCTTAAAGAGCAAGACATTTTTGCGCAAGGCGATAGCTTCAAGCAAAAATATCTTGCTCTTAAGCAGGGTGGTAAAATAGATTCCGCTGGTATTGGTATTAAATATACAAAAGAAGATTATGACAAATCTTCTAAAACAGAACAAGATAAATTTCCTTTTTATTGTCAAGACAATAAACCTTTTTTATGTTCTTTAGAAAGTAAAAATTATGGTTTATGTAAACCAAAGATTACAGATTGTCTAAAATATGAAGGTGAAAATACATATCTTACATACGATTTATCTGATTCAAAAAAACAAGAAGCTTTAGAGTATGGTAAAAATTTTGGTTATAATTTATATGATAATGTAGATAAAGATTGTTCTAAATTGATTGAAGATTCAAAAGGTTCATATGAAGGTACATTTATTGTACCCAAAAAATTTAAAATAATGACATATAACTGTTGGTGGTCTATGAAAGTTACAGGAGATGCGACTAAAGATGAATTTCATTTGAAGTTTTTTAAGATTCGTATAAATGATATTGCAAGAATTATTAATGAATCTAATGCAGATATTATATGTTTACAAGAAGTAGGTAATTTAACATTTGAAATTTTAGAACCGTTATTAAAAGATAAATATCCATATTATTATGAAACTCCAATCAAGTTTAATAAAGATGATAAAGGTCCAAGAGGAAGATTTTTAGAGGCTTTATGTTTTACTAAATTTCCTGTAAAAGGATTTAAATTATTTAGTGTTCAAGGTGTTTTAAGTTATAATAATTCTATGTTAATGTTAGAATTTGATAATATCATTGTTTTTAATGTTTATTTACAAGCTGGTACACGTAATTCTCCAGGTCAAAAAGATCTATGGTTTAATTATTCAAGATGTCGATATAATGAATATTTAGCGATTGGTAAATATTTAAAAGATAATAAGATTGATAAACCAATTGTAGTATTAGGAGATTTTAATACTAATTTAAACGGTAATCTTACTGAATGGCCTGAATTAAAAGCATTTTCACAATTAAATCTTCAAGATTCTTGGTTGGAAAAATTTAATAAAAGTGGAGGATTTACCGAAGATACAAAAATAAATTTAATGAGATGGAATGTTAAATTAGAAGAAAAAATTTATAGGATAGATGGAATATTTTATACTAAAGATAAATTTAAGACAAATGAGATTATGATATTAGGTGATAAACCAATTGATATAGATGAAGATATGCAAAAAAAATTTGTAGATATTAGAGTACCTGCAAAACCCAATAAAGATGAATTAATTAGAAGAAATGATAGAAAAATACAATTGTGGCCATCTGACCATTTTGCAGTAATGGCAGATTTAGAATTTATTTAGGATTTAACAAAAATCATTATCATCTTCATATATAACTTGCTTATCTAAATCCAAACCATAAATCTTATTTAATACTATAAGATAGTCTTTCATTGTTTTATATGTTTTTTTTGCATATAGTTTATTTTTATTTTTAATGTATGTTTTTTCAACATCTATTTCACATACTTCCGGTTCTTGAAAATTTGATTGAAATAAAAAATCTTTATGATGTATTATTCCTTCATCTGTTCTAATTGTGATTGCATTTAATTTCTTGTTAATTAAATCATCTTTATAAACCCACAATATCCAAGAACCAATTTCTAAACCAATTATTACTTTTTCAGCAGATTGTTCATTTAAATTATGAACACAATAAGAATTTGATTGACTTACACTTACATATGATGTATTCTCGTTTATATGTTGAGTATTTGATTCAGAAGATGAATCTAAATAAAAAGCAGTATTTAGTAAGTCTTCTTTAGGTAAAGATTCGCTGTTAGGTACATATTTTATATCTGTCATTTTATAATTAATATAATAGTTTAATATTATATTAATTAATAGTTAATTATTGATTATTAATTTATCAATTTTATTTCTTTTTCGTTTCTAATAAAATATTTTCTTATCAATCTCACTTTCATAACATCCAACTTTAAACATAAGAGTTAATTGAAAATTTCTATAATAAGGATGTCTTATATAATTACAACTACAATTATATATATTAGGTGTATCTTCACATGTACAACTCTTACCAGTTGTAATTGTTGTATCAATATATTTACCACCCTTAATTAAGTTTCCAAAACTATCACTTAGTTGCATTGTCAAGTTTTTAATCATACCTAATTTAGTATTCTTATATATCTTGTCAACGAAGTGATTATCACCATAAAAATAATTTGTTGTAATATAATCAGGATATAAATAATTATATTGATTTTTTCCACTTGTTGAACTTTGTGTATTATCAGTAATTTCATCAATATTTAACATTGTATATCTATCAGTTGATAAATCTTTTGTTGTATCGACTATATATCTATTTGTAATAGTATCTCCAATAGAACCATTATAAACTAATTCATATGCTATTGAAACACTTGGTATAACATTTGAATTAATAATTGTGAATTTTGCATTTATATATGTTGGATTATTATATGATGCTTTTGTTAATAATGAATAATATTCAGGTAAACTATTATTATTATAGTCTGTAATAAAAGTTGTAAAGTTTGCTTCAGATGTATGAGTTATTATTTCACTTTTAATATCATTAATTATTTTCTTTTCATTTGTATAGAAAACATTTGATGCATCTGCTAAATCATTCCCATTACGGGTAATCTTAAAAGTATCATCATTGGTACCACTATATTTATATACATATGAAATTACTTCACTTTTATTAGTATCGGGAGAAGTATATGTAACATAAATTGTTACTGTTAAAACATATGGAACATATGCTACATAATTTACTACATAATTTGTCGGTATTACTAATGCAAGTATAAAAGTTAAGAAATTTGCACTTGTGTCACCGTGGGTACCATCTATATGACTTATAATTGTGTGAACAATATCTTGTTCAGTTAAATCTCCTACATTTGATGTGGCACCCGTACAACTTGTTAATAGTAACGAATAATATCTAGGGAACGTTGCAGTTTCTAACCTTAAATATTTAATATTTTCAAAATCTTTTAATATTTTTAAATCAGGACTTCCATTTATTCCAACATCATTTCCAGCATTAAATAATACTCTCATTTTAAATGGATTTGGAAAGAATGTTATATTTCTATCTGCTGAATCAATATTTACAATATATTCATTTAATACATCAACTTGTGGCTTAGTTTCATTTATATTTTTAAAGACTACGTCTGATTTATTAAATTTATCAAGAGGTGTATAAGGTGGGTGAATCATTGTGACTTCATCTTTTTCACCTTGTGATGTTCTATTATCATTCACTACTTCAAATTCTCTATTTAAAATATATGCACTTGTTGCATTAACTCTTGCAACTTGTGGTACATGATCTACATCTATATCTAATTGATTATAAGGGGTTGATTGGTAATCAGAAGAACGATATACATTTAATGGATCTATTGGTACACGATCTCTTTGTGCATTATGACTAAACACAGTACCAGATGGATAATTTGTTTCGCCATTATTTACTAAATCTTTTCTTTTATCATAATTTACTTCAGTATCTAATTGATTATAAGGTGTTGATTGAAAATCAGAACCACGATAATTTTCTTTAGGATTTATTGGTATACGATCTCTTTGATTGTTGTGTGCAAACACATCTCCAGTAGGCTGACGAGGATTAAAACTATTTCTTTGTGAGCTGTTTTGAAAAGATGCTGCAACACTCGGATCTCCTGAAACCATTCGAGGATTTAATGGTGCTCTTTGTATGGAAGGAACAGCTCCACTATCACCACTAATTGGAAAATTATTATTACGATTATTATCTAATATCATTTTATCTCTTTCATTTCCATATTCATTTACAGTACTATTTGGATATAGTACAGAACGTTGATCTTTACCAACATCATAGTCACGAATTTCATTATTTGGATAATAATTAGCACGTTCACTTTGTTGTTTATTTAAATTTCTTTCACGGTCTTCATTATTTATTCTTCTTTCAGTAGTTCTATCTCTACTTTGTTCTCTTAATCGGTTCTTATCAGATGTAGACATAAGAACATCATATGGTGGTGTACTACCACGTATTGATGCATTTTTAAATGGTGTACCATTTCCATTTTGAATGTATGCATCTCTTAAATTACCAGGATTATTAACTTCTGAATTAGGATATAAGAAATTTCTATTATCTCCTTGTGGATTATTCATATTTCTATTTTGTTCATCAAATGCCTGCATATCTCTTTGAACCCTTAGAGAATTAACTCCAGTTGAATTCATATTCGTACGATATAAATTAGATGGATCATTATATCCATTTGCGACTATCTCTGTATTCATTGAACGTTGAAATATTTTATCATTGGATGAAAATGTATTTGCAGGATGTTGAAACATTTTGTCATCAGGAGTATCAATATCTTTAAGTAAATTATCTACATCGCTTTTAATTGAATCTAAATTATTCCTTAATTTAGATTTAGACTTTGAATTTGAGCTCATATATTTAATTTATAAAAATAAATTTATAATATAACTCAATTTAAATTAAGCCAAAAAAAATTTATTTATTAAAGTATGGAGAACAAAAAAATAAAAATCGGAGGATCCTTAGATCATAATTTAAGATGTTCTGCAAATTTAGAATATATAGAAGGATCTTGTCTATCGATTGATGAGTTAAAAGCATTGGCATTAACTTATAATAAATCACTTGAAAACGATGATATAAAAAATAAAATAAACGGAAATCCAATTAAATTAGTTAATAATAAAGAATTCTTATTACAGGAATTAGATAATCGTTTTAAAAAATGTAATGGTAAACATTTATGTTGGCTAAAACAAGATTTTATTAAGGCAACTAAAGATTTTAATCCTGACGATTTTTTTAGACCCTCTGGTACTGATGGTAAAACTGAATGGTTAAGTGATTTAAATATTGATGAAGTAATGGATCAGATGGAATATAAATTTACTGATTTTATGTTTTTAGGAGCAACCCCAATTGATTTTAAAGATATTAATTTTAATAGTATAAATGATATAGATTTTACAAAAATTATGAAAGAAGGAAATACCAAAAAAAATAAAGCTATGATTGATTATAATTTAAAGAAATTCTTTTATAGAAATATTTTAATCATATTTGAATTTAATAAATTTATAAAAAATTCAAATAAATATGTATTGAATGAGTTTATTAATTATATTAATAAAACATCTGATAGTAATCTAAAAGAAGATTTAAATAATTTTTCAATACAATTTAAATCACCCAAATATCAAAAAGAATTTATCAATATGATAAATAATGAATTTCCTAATTTAGCAAATAATTTATATGAGAGTATAATAAATATCAAAAATAAGGTATATCCAATTAGATATCTTGGATTAATACCAAATTTAGATGAACATTGGAAGAGTGGCTCTCACTGGGTATCATTATACGTTGATCTTAAAATAGGAAATATATATTTTTTTGATTCATATGGTGTTCGCCCAGATAAGAGAATTCGGGAATTTATAAAATTAATTGCAGAATGGAAGTATAAAGCAGATACAGGTGAAAGATTAGAATTTGATGTAGATGACTATATGAAATCTTCTAAAGATAAAAATAAAAATAAGATTGAACAGAAGTACGATATAAGATATAGTGAAATTCGTAATCAATATAAAGGATCTGAGTGTGGTGTATATTCATTGAATTTTATAATTAGATTATTACATAATCCAGATTTTAATAATATAATTAAGCAATCAGTACCAGATGATACAATAAATAAATGTAGAGAAATATATTTTGAAAATCAAGAAATAAATAGTGAGAAATTTACAATTGAAGATGACGGACAAAAATTAAAAATTAAAAGAACAAAAAATTATGTATGTGAGTAGAGAGAAATTGAAAAGTTTAAGAACAAATACAAATAATTATTTTATTATTTATATTATATGGTTAACGATAAATCTTATATAGCTAATAATGATTCTTATAATCGTATATTAAAATATGTTGATAAACATAAAAGTACTTTAGATGCTACATTTAAATTAATTATTATTGATTTAATAACTAAAACTGATCTTGATTATCATACTTTAAAGAAAATATTAAATGGTGCACATGTAATAATTAAAGATGAGGGTTATTTTTATAAAAAATGGATATATTATCATAAGCTATATTTGAAGAAACAAAATAAAGTAATAGATACTATGTATGCATCTAGTTCACATAATTCTTGTTTACCACAATATAGATTAGGCAATGGCATAATTTATAATATAAATGATGAGATTACAAATAAATTTGATTTATTAATTGGAACATCTTGTAGTTCATTAAATAGTTATAAGAGGTGTGATCTAAATAAATGTAGATCTAAAACTGGTAATACGTGGTTTCAATTAGAACGCTCTAGGTTATCAACTATTATAAATACAATTACACATATTTTTGACTATTTTACATATTTAATAAATGGACGAAATATTGGACCATTTGGAGAATCTGAACATACTGAAACAAATAGGCCAATCATTATAAGATTAAAAGATAAAGAAGAATACTTATATTCTTAATTGAGGCATTATCTTAGGTATATTCTTATTAGGTATATTCTTATTATCTGTATTCTTTTGTACTTTAAATTCTTCAATTATTTTATCCTTACATAAATCACAATAAACATTATCATCTACAAATTGACGATCATTATATATTTTTATTTTATAATCACATATATCTAGGTATCTTTGAATATAAACTGTATAATAGGAATTCCACTCTAAACAAATAATACCTTGTTCACACTTTGCACATACTTCATCATCACAATATTTATTAATATACCATTTTAATTTTTTACCAATAATACCAACTTTAGATTGAGTTGAATTAATTATAAAAATATTACGATCTGGTGAATTATTAGGAGTTGTGACTGGTGTAAGTGCAGCTTCTAAATAAGTTTTTTTGTGTGGGAGTGTGTGAGTTTCTGATTCCATACTATACTATTTATATACATAAAAAATTATATATTATACTGCATATCATCTATGTTTGTTTTGGTTCATAAAATAATAATACCATTTTTTCATTCATATCTTTCAAATGTGCATCACCATCATAGTCACGTGCTAAAAAAACACTTATACTATTTTTTTTAGCAGTATCAAGTATGTTTTTTAATTTCTTACAATGGACTTTTAATAGTTTTGAATTCTTATTATGAAGTAATTCCTTTAATTCATATTTAAGAATACCTTTCCATTTACCACTTTCATAAACAAATGCATATTTATTATTTAAATTATCAACTTTAACTGTTAGATTTTCTGGATGATCTTGATGCAAATATATATCCTCTGTTAGTTTCATATAGGCTTTCTCAATATGATTATTAAGTATTAAATCTTTAAAATAATCATTATCTAAATATGCTATATCTTCTTTTCCAAAATTATTTATTTGAATATTTTGTGTATTATTAGTAATATTTGAAGTTGTATTAATTACACCAGCATTTATATTATTTACTATATGTGTCTTATCTGTCTTTTCATTTCTTTCAGATTCAATTAATGTACTTAAAAATGTAACTTGGCCCTCAATATCCATATTAGAACTAATAATTGTTTTAATTTGTTCAGTGTTTAGTGTTAAATTATGTTGTTTTAATAATTCTATCTTTGAATTTTCATCCATTGTAGAATTTAATAATGATCTAATTGCTACCTTTTTGTCTTGATATGTTGTATTTACAATTGCATTTTTTTCATATTGAACAATCTTTCCTCCAGCCTCCTGACATATACTCTTTTCTGTATGTTCTATCATATTTTTTTTATATTTAAAGTATTTACAGCATTTTACGCATTGAAATGCTGTTACAAAATTACATTTATTCTTTTTATTTAGATGCTGATTTAAGTATTTTAGACTTTTAAATTCCTGTGAACATAAATCACACTTGAACATTTATTCTTATATAATTAAAATAGATAATTACTTTTTTAAGACAACTAAATACTTTTTTAAGACAATTCATTTTTATTAGTATTTTTATATTTTTTAGTTAATTTTTAATCTTATTAATTTCAAAGATATCAATTATGCTATATACCATTTACCTTTTAAGTTACCTTTTTAAGATTGAAGGATTTACATCTATTTAAGATATATAAGATAATAAAATATATTAAAATTATGATGTAATTAGTATCTTACTTTTTTAGGAGTCTTAAAAAGGTAGAGTGAGTTTTAAAAAAAGTGAAATAAAATATTGGGATTTTTCAAAAAGTGATTTTTCAAAAACAAACTTTTTTTACAAAATATTTTCATTTTTTCACTTTTTTCTTTATGGTATTAATTTATTATTTTTTAATAATATTATGATGTTAATTTTATTTATGATTGATAATAGGTTATTAATAAGATGTTAATTAATAAGATATTCTAATATATATATATATATATATGGATCATCATCAACAAAAATATTTAAAGTATAAGAAAAAATATTTAGAACTAAAAAAATCATTAGATTTGATTAAATTAAAAGGTGCAGCTCTAATGAACGTTGCAAATACGGAACCTGGTAGATGTTATAGTTACTTACTTAATAATAGTGATATCCCAATATACCTAGGAAAACGTTATAGTCTAGATGAGGAAGAACTTTGGCATATTGGTAAAGGACATCAAATAGATTTTTATGAATTTCAAGCTGGGAATATTAGCCGCTATGATCAAATACAAGGATTAATAGAAGTTGAATGTCCACCTGCAGGTTCTATTCCGATAGAAAGCTGTGTAGACGGAAGATGTTATAAATTAGTTAAGAATGAAAGAGGTGATTCAGTTGATGAATATCTTGGAAAATATTTTGGTATAGGAAAGAAAATAGACGGAACTCCAGGACATATTATATTTGAACAAAGAAGAACAGACTATTCTAATAATAGAAGATGGTATGTAATTGAAGTTCCTTGTGTAGCGTGAAGATTAATAAAATGTTAATAATATATTATATATATAATATATTATAATAACATCTATTTAGATATTCATCATACTTGATACTTTAGATAGGAGGTCATTATCATCTGTATTTACTTCTTCATTCTTAGTTTCGCGATTTTTAGATGGTTCTGACTCTCTTTCTGTATCTTTTTTACTTTCAACAATTAAACTTCCTGAATTATTCATTATAAGATTAAATTCAAGGACATATGGTTCTTGTGGTATAAATGTCTTTTCATTTATTTTTATTTCAATCTCTAATTTAGACAAATTTTCAATATAAATTTCTTTTATAAATTTATGTACTTTTGCACTTCCAATTAAAAATTCACCTAATGGTTCTTGGCTTATATTTTTAATATATAATTGTACCATTTTATCATTTTTTATATTATATTTCTTTTCTGCAACATGTCTGGGTTTATCTCCAATTATTCTACTAAATCCTAAATATGGTAAAATATTATTCTGATATTCTCGATCAAGAAATAATTTTAATCTATTATGTTTTGATGTTTTTATAATTATTTTGCTCTTAATTAAACTAAATTGAATATCCCATTTATTTCCCAATTTATTCATAATCTCAAGTAGACCATATATATCATAATTATCTTCTGGTATCTTCATTACATTTAATTTATTTGAATTAATATATATTTCTTCTATATTATTTTCACTATCGGATGATAATACATCTTTATCTGAATCAATTGGTATACCTGTCGAACTTTCAGATATAACTGAAAAATATAATTTATTATTATTTTCATGAATATTATATTCATCATATGGAATATTATAATTTAATAATTGAATACATGTAACATCTTTACATGGCTCTTGTAATGTATATGTAAATCTACCAGCATTTGCCTTAATCATAATCTGTTTTTCATCCATATTTCGTACATTCGCATATTTTTTTATTCTCTGTTCAATATCCAATTCTTTTAATTTCATTTGCTGTTCCTTTTCTTGAATTAATTGTTCTTGTCTTTCAAGGTCAATTGTTAATGATTGTAATTTATTAACTTCTCCCAATATTTCATTTTTTTTCATTTCTAAAAGTCTTATTTTTCCATCAGCATCTGTACTAGTTGTACCTCCGTTACCATTTATATGTTTTAACTGTTGTTGTTGTAAATTTTTGACTTTTTCTAATAGTAATTCAATTGTCTCCTCATAGTCATTTGCATATCCAGAATTAGATTGTGTTCTTTGTGGAGTATCATAATCTTGCTCATCCCGTTCACGTGTTCTATATTGTTGTGCTTGTTGTGCTTGTTGTGCTTGTTGTGCTTGCATTTGTTGCATTTGTTGCATCTGTTGCATTTGTTGTTGACTTTGTTGTTGTTGATATGGTTGACTAAATTGTTCCTCATTAAATCTAACTTGTTTACGACTATTTTCTTGATTTTGAGTTTGATTTACAGCTTGTTCAGATGGTTTCTTTGTTATATTATCTCTTTCAGATTGATATTGTTTTAATCTTTGTTCTAAAGGAGTATTCTCATCAATCTTAAATGATGCTGGATTAATTCCCGTATTCCATTGATTCATATTACCTTCAAAATTACTTACTGTATCTAATGTATCATAATTTTTATCAACATCATTTGCTGCACCAAAATTAAATGTATCTTGTGATATATTTCCGCCATTATTATTTCCTTTAGCACGAGGATCTTGTTGTTTCAAAAAATCATGTGCATTAATTTGTTTATTTGAATGTGAATTTGATTGTGAATTTGATTGTGAATTTGATTGTCTACTTCCTTGTGCTTCTTGTCTATTCCTTAGATTATCTTTTGCCATTTTACTTAAATTAGCACCACCATCTCCTTTTAATTCTGGAGGTGTAGGCGGTCTATCATTATTAAATATTGATTTATATTCAGATTGTAAATGTGAGTATCTTTCATCTAATGTTTGATTATAGTCACTTTTTTTACCTAGAGGTGCATTATCTTTATCATATCTTCCTTGAAATCCACCCGGTTGTTTGGGATTAATATTGAAACTATCATTAAATGATGCGAATCTATCGTCTTTAGCATATGCCATTTTAGAACTTTCTGGGCGTGATTCTATAATATTTTTTTTATTTCCTACAATTTGTCTATCTCTATCCATTTGATTATTTGCTGAGAATTCTTCTCTATTTGATGATCTATTTGTATCTTTATTAAGATCATTATATATTATCTGATAACAATTATTAATAAATTGCCTTAAAATATTCTTAAAATTAGTAGGTGTTACTCTTTTAATTTCTATATTATTATAAATTTCAGTCATAACCTTAATCATTTTTTTAGTTAATTTAGTTTTATCTTCAGTATTTAGTTGTAAATTTAATTTTGATATCAAATTTTTATATATTATTCCAATAATCTTATTATTTATAAATTGATCCTTCATAATACATTTATCTAAATAATTTTTTATATAATAACTTATAAGTTAATATACAAAAATATAAAAATGTCGTTTTTATTAAATCAAATTGCCGATGTTGGTTCAGCTATAACTTGGACTGATAAAAAACATAAAAGATTCTTAAGAGAAATACCCTTTTTAAAAGAATTTTCTGGAGAAATTAATAATAGTTGGGGACTATATTCATTATATCTAAATGCAAATGGTAGAGCAATAAAAGAACAAACTAATAAACTTATTGAACATGGAATTAATATAGATAGCGCAGATAGGGATATAAAGGCTTTTAATAATCCTTTTGAATTTAATATTACTTTTAATGGATCTAAAGATAATATTGCTCCAATTATTCAAAGAAAATATAAAGACATTAAATATATAAAATTAGAAACTATAACATTACCTGATGAATATACCCTAACTAAAACGGGATTACCACTAGATACTACACATGGGCATATTCAAACATATTTTGAAGTTAATTATAAATTTTTATCAAATAATGAGAGTGTATTTATAACTACTGCAGCATTAAATATAGTTATTGTTAGTATATATATTGATCCAACTAAACCAACAAATTGGATTATTAATTATATTATTAACAATAATCCTACAATTGTATATGAAATAGATCAAGGTACTACTTATAATAGTTATCAACTAAATACTAATAAAAAAATATCAGATGATCGTATGTTTTATGTATATATACCGGAAATTGCTTCTAGAAATTATACGACATCTCAAGAAAATGTTACATTTATATGTACAACTACTGGTACAAATAATTATACATTATTAAATGATATTCATCCAACATTTTTATTTGCAAAAGATTCGCTATTACAAAATGCTCTGAGATATACTGTAAAAATTAGTGATAAATATGGTAAAACATATAAAGTTGATAACTTAGATCTAAATGCAAATCTAAATAGTTGTTCATGTCAAGATACATTAGATTATTCCTGTCGTTGTTCTTATATTCGTAATCCTTATTATATAAAATTTCAAGTAAGTTTACAATTTAAATTTGGTGTATTTGAAGATGATATTTACAAAGATGTTCTTAATGTTCATCCTGGACAAGGTTAAGTTTTAGATAATAAATATATAGGTATATCATATATTAAAAAACAAATTATTATATATAATAATTTGTTTGGTGGTTTAATAAAAACCTTAATAAAATAACTAATCCCTATACAACTGGACTATATGTTTAGAACCCCACATAGGACTTCACGCGGTCACGAACCACCTGAAGGGGCTCGAAGTTGTAGAGGTGACCATCCTCGTAGTAGACCTTCGTCATACAAGGCTCGGGGCCGTCTGCCTCAGGAACCATCATGACAACACCGTCACGAGTAATCACCTTCTGGCGACCCGTAGGAGACACCTTACCGGGCGTCTTCTTGCCAACGTCGCGAACGATCAACTCACCAGTTGCATCGACGCGGTACGTCTGCTGAGAGCACTTCATGGCGAAGTCAAGCGTGCCACGCTCAACGTTGCGCTGGAGCAGGTTGCCACCCACACCAAAGACAATGTTCTCTGCACTCCACTCATCCTTGGCCAGCTCCACGTAAATGTCCTCCACATCCTCTGTGGTCACACTGTCGCCGTAGATGAACTTGACCCAGTCAGGGAGCACAAAGAACTTCTTCTTATTGATCTTGACACCACCGGTCTCAGCAGTCAGGTCAGCAAGATTGTCGCGGACACAAGCGAACAGGGCGCGAAGAGTCTGACCGTGTGTCATCTTGCTACCGTCCGCGTTGAGCAGAGGGGAGTCAGGACGAAACACGAACGTACCCTTGCGAGCCATCAGGCGATTGCGAAGAGCGCCTGGGGCCGTGCACCTAGTGACAAACTGGATGGAGTCGTAGGTGTCGATAGGCCAAGAGAGATAGCCCGTTGGGTACGTGTCAAGAGCAATCTCGAATGGCGTCATCTCACCCTCCTCACCGCGACTCATGGCTACGTTGTGCTCGCTAGCAGGAACGCTGAGTGCGGGCATCTTGGGCTTGCCAGTCGCGGGATCAACATCAGGCATCAGCTTCATCGCATAGCAGGCGCCAGGGATGTTGTCAGTGCCACCGAGGCCAGCCTCAAGGGCGGCAAGACCACCAAGCTTAGCGGCCTCCTCGGAGGGGCACCCACGGACACCAAAGTCGTGGATACGAGACGGAAAAATCAGCGGAATCAGCCAATCCTCAACGGTTGCAGTCAGCCACTTGCTGACAATTGCGCGGTACTCCGTTGCACGAGTTGCGACCGTCGTGAGGTACCAGATGCGCTGGAGCTGTGCCTCAAAGAAGGGAACAGCCTCGGGCACAGAGGTACTCTCGATAAACATGATTGCGCAGCCACGAGGCACCACAGTGCCCTCAGGAACAGCGCGAATGCGCATGGGAATCTTACCACCAGAGGCAATAATCTTGTCCCACAGGTCGGACCTGTAGACACCGGGCCCAAAGTGGTCGTTGCAAAACGACTCAATCTCGGGGAGGTGCTCAGGCTTCACCGTCAGCGAAGCCATGAAGGCAGCGACATGCATCTGTCCAACCGCAACTGCATAGTTGGGGCCAGACTTGCCGCGGCGGGGAGTAACGTGGGCAAATGCACCCACGAGAGTCTCGCCATTGCCATTGTACATGGGACCCTGCGTCTCCTTGTAGCTGTCAACAATGAGGCCAGGATTCACGTCCGACGGGGGAAGAGGGTTAGGGCACTCACCCGGACGAGGCACCTGAATAAAAGCCGCACAGCTCAAACCGTCATATGAACCGGTAAGGAGAGTCTCCTTTCCGTCTACCATAAAATGGTGCTCGACAGGAGCCTCATTGATATCGCCAGGATAGCCTGGCATGCGATACCCAACCGTGTACTCACCAACATAGCGGGGCTTGTTGGTAGTAAAATAGCGCGTCTGCCACCCATTGGCCGACTTCTCCGTTCGGGTATACTCGGCGTACATATAGCAGTTACCTACCTTTAGGTCGGTAAACACCTCAGTCTCGCCATTAGGGAGCTCCGGGCCATTAGACCCAGCAAAAACAATACTAGCATTACTAGTGGAAGAAGACATCATTTGTATTCTTACCCTATTGGAATACGGTTATTTAAAGGTAAAAAATTCAATTTTTTTAAGTTGACCATTAATAGATTAACATAATAATAAAAATTGAAATTTATATAGTATATAATTATATATACTTAGTATATATAATAACTACTAAACATCCTATGTCAAATACATATGATACAGTTAACATCACACAAAATGATATACCAACTTCTATGGTCCTTGATGAACTAATACAATTCTGTTCACGTGAACCAAGAGATATGACCTATTTTGCAATTGGTTCAGCTCCTCATATGACAGTAGATCAAATTGCAAAAAACCGAAAATGGGATCAAATAATTCCCGAGTTTATGGTTGATATTATCAACCGTACTGATAAGACTATTAGGATTATTCATTTTGACCCAGAGTTTCGTCGTAAAGATGATTTCCTAAATGAATATTTTAAAAGGTACCAGAAAACAACATTTGGTCTAAACTTTACTCTTGATGTTTCAGATGGACTAAACGTTTGGAAAACAGATGATCATCGTATTGAAGTATTCATCATCGCAAAATATTTTAATCATCTAGAACGTCATTATAAAAATGAAGAAGTTCATGATGATTTTCTACATAAACTTAATGAAATGATAATTACATCTGGTAATCAACTAATTGTTCAAGAATATACAGGACATGAACTTGGTCAACTAACTAAAGGTTTGTATCATAGATCATCGAATAAAGATCTTTTTAAAAAAAAAATTATATACGATGTATCATATGGTAATGATTGTCATTGTGGAACAGATCTTGAACGTTATAAACCGATCTATGATAATTATGGAGATTTCTATAATCTGACACTCTTTAATTCTGATGAAATGAAAGAACATATCGGAAAAACCCCAGAAATGGATAAAATTCTTAAGGTAAATTTCATTAAGCAATTCAATACAGCATTAAATATTCATGTTGATTATCGTCGCAGACTACAAAACTTGGGCGAGAATCTAGTTAAACACCATAGATATAATAATTCGTCAAGTGCTGATGAAATTATGACTGTTCTACAAGATGAACTTACAAAATGTATTTCCATACTTGATCGTCTTCAAATGATTACTCCAAATAAGATAAATTTTATAAGTTGTCTTTTTAAGAATTATAAAGTAATTGATATGTACAGGTGGTATGAATATGCAAAATTAGTTGGATCTGACGATGATATTACGAGTGTAAAACTTGCTGAGCTGTATGGCTCTGTTCAAAAATAAAATTTAACTAGTTTTATTTAAAAATTGATTTATTCTTTATTTATATAAGGAAATACATATATATTATATTAAGATGAGTTACATAAATGGTATAATTAATAGAATGATCGATGAACGAATTTCCAATATTACTTCAGAACATCCAGAATTAAAAAATATTGTATTAATTGATGAGAACATTAAAAAACCTTTTAAAAAAGAAATCAAAAAAAGTATGATGGATAATTTAGTAGAAAATATGTTTAAAAGACCTTGGGCTAAATTACCTTATTTTCATCGTGAAATGAAAGTTATTGAATTTTCAAGAAAGAATAAACTAGATGAAAAAGAAATGAAGAAGATGTTATATGAAAAGAAATTAACTGCTAAAAATGTTGAGTATGATGAAAAGAATGGATGTATTGTAAAGATTCTTGGAAAATGATTAATTTATATTTATAAACTATAGATGATAGATTCATTCATTTGTTTTGGTGATTCCCATTCTAGATGTTTTAATAAATTAATTAAAACTTATGATTTTTCAGCAAGTTCTGCACAAGGATTAAATAATAGTAATTCTCTTTCAGGCACGAATAAAAAAATAAAAGAATTAATAACTAATAATAATTATAAGAATTATATATTTTTCTTTGGTAAAGTAGACAATGATTGGATTTTTAATCATAAATATAATATAGATCTTAATTATAATTTTGAAGAACATATTATAAAAATAGTAAGGAGTTATTTAGAATTTATAAAAAATCTAGATATAAATAATGTATTTATATGTGAGTTACCTCTCTCACATATAAATGATGAAACATTATTAACTATAATAAATAGACATGATCATACAAATAATTTAAATAAACATATAGCTGATAAATATATTCCAATAAGATATAATACTGTATTACCATTAGATCATAGAAACAAATTACTATTATTATTTAATACAAAACTTAAGATATATTGCAAAGAATATAATTTTAGTTTATTAGAAATAAATAAATATTTTTATGATAAATCTTCAGATAAATATAAGATTCCAGATAAATATATTAATAAAGATATATACGATCATCATTTAAATCATTTAATAAATAAATTATATATTAAGAGTCTTAATGAGATATTATTATTAAGTAATAAAAAAATTGATTTATAAAATATTTTTTATATAAAGTAATCTTTATATAAACATTAATGAATTACGGTGCTGATTTACACTCAATAATTGAAATATATCAGGAAGATAATGATATAGATTTTCTAACTAATGATGATATTAATGATTTAGTTGAATATAGTAAAGATAATATTAATACATATTATGAGATTAATTTGTCAAAGAAAGAAGTTGAGAAAAAAATAAAAGAATTACTCGAAACGGTATTTATGTTAAGAGACTTAGAAATAAAAGAACCAACTATACGTAAACCATTTATTTCAAATGAACTATACGATAAATTAGAAGCTCATTATGATTATCTTTTAAATTTACCACAACCAGAACAAAAAAGTAAGGCTTGGTTTGATATGAGACATAATATGATTACTGCATCTTCCGCTGCTCAAGCAATGGGTGATAGTAAATATGATACCATGGATCAATTTATTTACGAAAAGGTATTTGGTAAAGAATTTAGTGAAAATAGGTATGTACATCACGGAAAGAAATATGAACATATTGCAACAATGTTTTATCAACATGTTTATGATGTAAAGATTGGAGAATTTGGTCTTCTAAAGCATCCATCTATTGATTTTATTGGAGCAAGTCCTGATGGAATCTGTAGTGCATATAGATTAGATGGTACAAGAGGTTCTCCATTATTGGGCACTATGGTTGAAATTAAGTGTCCAGTATCAAGAGAAATTAAAACAAGTGGAGATATCATTGATTCAATTTGTCCATATTATTATTGGGTACAAGTTCAATTACAATTACAATGTTGTAACCTACAAAGATGTGACTTTATTCAATGTAGTATTAAAGAATATGAAGATGATACACTCGGTACAGCAGAAGAAAAATTTATGAATGATGAATATGTAGCGGAACATACAGAAAATCAAAATGTAAAGATTGATATTAATAATAATTTTGGTAGAAATGCAGTTATTCAATTATTACCTATTAATTGGACACAAAAAGTGAAATACGAAAAGAGAGAATGGTATAGTAAATATTTATATCCACCAACATTAGATATGACAAAAGAAGAAGTACTTGAATGGGTTGCAACAGAAAGAAAAAATTATAGTAATAATGCTTATGCAAAAGATTATAAATTTGATAGAGTATGCTTTTTTAGAATTGCTACATCTCATAATACTATTATAATGCGTGAAGATAAATGGTTTGAAGAAGCAGTACCTAAATTAAAAGTAACATGGGAAAAAATTAAATTCTATAGAGAAAATAAAGCAGAAGCTCTTAAATTTAAGGAAGCAATTGATAGTCGTAAAAAACCTAAACCAGAATTTGTGCCATATGTTAAAGAAACTAAGAAGGGAGATGCATTTATTGATTCAGAAGAATAATTGTTTTATTAAAATAATATAATATATATATATATTATGTCATTTTATGAAAAATATTTAAAATACAAGCAAAAATATATTCAGTTGAAGACTGAATATGATTTTGCGCAAGGTGATAGCCTCAAGCAAAAATATGCGCAAAGTGATAACTTAATGCAAAAACATAATAGTTGGATCGGTGGATCAAATGTAACATTTGATTTAATATCTATGAAAATTAGAAGTACTGTAAAAAATATTGATTATATTAAAGATATTCCATTGAATCCATTAGATGATTTTAGTGAAACAGAAGTATTAATTTCAGAAGAAAATCTTAATATATTATTCAAAGAATTAGATAGATTTAATTTTGCATCTCTTCCCAAAGATGATCAAAAAAAGATTATAATACAAATGTTAAATTTAGTGAAAAAAAATTATACACTTGAACAAGTAAAAGAATTCTTATTAAATAAATTAGCTATAAAAGTTAAAGGAGGAGCAAATGATGTTGTTTCAGTAGGATTTCAAGGTCTTGTAAGACAAAATTTAAGAAGTGGAAATATATTTATTGCAAATTTTGAATTAAGTGAAGAAGAAGAACCAAAATATACAGGAGATCCTGCAGCTATGGCCGCTCGTATAATTGATGTATATAAAGAACCTGTTGAAAGAATGACTGATCCTACAGTGATTGCATTTGAAAGTACTAG